GGTTTTTCTTCTACATCAAACTCAGCCACTCTAAAATGATGTTCTGAAAATTTAGATGTAAAAATAGTTTCATCCATCCTATTTGTTGCATCAACCCATTGTGGTAATGGTATTGAAGTTTCCATACCAGCCGTCATACCAATATTCTTTTTAGCAATTGGTTGAAATTCATTTGGTATTACAATGTGTAAATGTAAATCAGGTTGTGTTGGTAATGATGGATTATCTAAAATATGTGCCTTGATTTTTTCATGATGTTCATTCCCATCCTCTAACGCGTTTAGTGGTGTTGAACCCCAACGAACTGAATTAATTTTAACATCATACTTATCTAATTCAATTAAAGCTCTACATACATCTCTTGTGTGGTTTCCATATCCACTTCTTGTTTTAACTGGTCCTGTAACTAATACTAATGGTTTACTCATATTATACCTTATAAATGTTTATCTTTTTTCTCGGTTCAAATTTTTTCATGGCAGTATCCATATGGTCAATAAAGTTTTTACACATCCAACGAACACTCATCATAGATTCATCACCTGTTACAAACTCATGTCCTTTGATACCACATTCTCTTCTTCCATCTTTACCTACTTCATACCATTCTTTGATAGCGTTTCCTGCATCTTCCCAATCACATCTATCATCAAAAATATATGGTGTAGGAACTGAACCCATCAAAGCTCTCGTCCTTGGCCAAACAGGTTTTACCCATTCACCCCAAGTTAGTTCCTCGTCGTGTTCCCACTCTTTCCAATTGTGTAATGATTTAATTTCTTTGTAATCTTCAGGAGTTAGTAACTTATCTTTAATTCTAAAACCACATTGGTCTTGTAAGCCACCTGTAACATTAACAATAATAGGTGTTCCACTCATTAGTGATTCACAAGTTCCTAATCCAAATCCCTCGTTACTCGCGATGTTCATTGTAACATCAGCAATATTATATAAGAAATTCATCTCTTTGTTTTCGAGTTTTTTCGTACTGAAAACCACATTACACTCTGGTGCAATTGCCTCAATCAAAGCAGGTAAATCTGTTCCGTTACTATCAACTGGTTGAGTATGCATCACATAAGTAACTTTATCTCTTTTATCTTCAGGTAATTGATTTACAAAATGTTGAAATGCCAAAATACAATCACCAACCATCTTTCTACGAATATTTCTGTTTACATAAAGTAAAACGAACTCTGTTGGTTTATTACCTAATAATTGGTTTTTAAATTTATTTAATTCTAATAATTCTTTTTCATCAACTATTGGATAGAAATACTTTTCATTAATACCATGTGGAATATATGTTGAATCCCAATCTGTTCTTGGTTTTTTAACTGATACCTCATCAACTATGGCACAAGTTTGTTTTGAAATGTTCATAATTAAATCACTACATTCATAGAAAAACTGATTGTATTGTGGAGCAGGCCAATCATCCCAAATATTATAATAGAATATTGGAATGTGTTGTCTTATTTCATGTTCCATGTGATACAACCAACCCCAAAATCTTGGGTCTGTATAGTGAAGAATAGCATCAGGTTTTTCTATGTTCATTATCTCTCGTAACATTTCTGGATTACCATAACCATTTGTAGGATATACTTTTAGATAACCATCTTCCAATCCAAGTTCATCTTTTAGTGCATCTCTCATATCAACAACCTTACCATTATCAGGATGTTCTATCGCACCACCAATTTGAACCCAATCATAGTGATGAGCTGTTCCTAAAACAAACTCTCTTGACATTGTTCCAACTCCACTACTCATCCTCAAATCATCTGAAAGTAGTAGTATCTTCTTCTTCTTATTCTTTTTTGTAACTTCGTTAACTGACTTTAACTTCGGTAATTTTAATGCCATACTATAACCTTTATTGTTTGTTAAAATTTACTTCCACTTTGGTGTAAGTTTTCATGTTCTAATATCTGTTTTCGGAAATCATCATCGTAAACAAATTTATCAAGAGTTCTGTTCACCAATTTTTGTAATGAAAATTCATTATCTATTGTTTCGTTTTTGAATTTCTTGTATAACTCTGATATAACCTTGACCGAAGTCAACTTTATTTCATCCATAATAAATACCTCTTCTCGTTCTGTATATATGTATATATAATAAGTATATGGTTAATCGA